AAGATTGAAGGCAACCATGAGGACCGAGTCGAGCGTTGGGTGATTGATGAGACTCTTTCAAACTCGCGAGATGCTGAGTTCCTGCGGCAGCTGAACGCGCCTGAGTTCCTGCTCAAGCTCAAAGAGCGCGGCATAATTTACTACCGGCGGTCCGAGACGCACGTTCCGGGCCTGCCTCCTGGCTGGATCAAGATGGGGAAAATCTTTTTCGTGCATGAGTTGAGCGGATCCAAAAACGCCGCCAGCGATTCCGTCTCGAGGACGGCAGGTAATGTCGTCTTTGCCCACACGCATCGCGAGGACAGTGCAACGCGCGTCCTCCCGGGCGTCGGTCTGGTCAAAGCGTGGAATCCCGGCTGTCTTTGCCAACGTCAACCTTTGTGGCGGCATTCAGACCCAACTGGGTGGAGCCACGGTTACGGCTACCAGGTCATCGCCAAAAGCGGGGAGTTCCTCCACATCAATGTGGGAATCTGGGAAGGGCGCTCCCTGCTTGGCAACATGCTGGAAGGCCGATGAGCGCGTTTGAGGGACATTTCCGCAGAGCGCAAGAGGCTCTTGGCCTTGCTCATTACGACGTCAAATTCTCAAGCGATCCCGGCGTTGGCAATTACGCCTGTATCGAGCCGGATCCTGGTTCATGCACGGCCATCGTGCGCGTGGATCCTGACTTGTGCGACCGGGAAAACCAGACCGCCGAGGTCGCAGTGCATGAGGCGCTGCATCTTCTCATCGCCGACCTGAGGCACGCCATTGCAATCTCGCCGGAAACGGGGGACTGGGTCGAGGAGCAGACGGTGAGGAAATTAGAGTGGGCGGTTTTCAAGGGCTTGGCATGATTTGCCTTTGCTGCCCTCCCATTAATTTCGTCTGCGAGCTGCATCGCTCAGGTCAAGCTGCGACCGATTGCCCATGGGATCCAGACGACCTGCCGGCGCGTCTGCGCGGATTCGGGCATCGCATGGCGGATCAAGATGGTGGCAGCGGCGAAGAATGGATCTGGCCGCAGGAGGATCTAGAGGCCCAGATGATCGAGGCCGCTCGCGTTTTGCTCGATGCGGTCGAAATCAAGGCAGAGCAAGGTATTTAAGGTTTTTTCTGTTTTCCTTAAAAAAATCCCTTGCGAGTTTTAAAGCGGGATTTATCATGGCCTCGTCAGCGGATGATCCGCCGACGAAAAAACGATGATCTTAAACATTGAAATTCCAGACGATGAGGGCGCAATGCTTGACGCCCTTGCACAAGAACAGGACCGGAGCCGTTCCGCGCAAGCTCGCCGCTTGCTTATGCGAGCTATTCGTTCCGCCGCAAATCAACCCGAGGAGGACGAAGCATGAGCATTCTTCAAAATCGAAAAGCGGATAACCTCCGCGCACGCATGGAGGAGTTCCTCTCATTCTCATCGGCGGATTCGGTCGCCGACATGTTCAACCGAGCTTTCGAGGCTGGAGTCGCTGCCAAATCGGACGCAGATTATTTCGCGATGCGTGACGCCCTTGAACGCGCTCGCGCTCGCTACGAGGCCCAGCGGAGAACTGAGCCTGTCGCCTTTTTCGACGTTGCACCTGGAACCCTTATTCACATCGCTTCAAATGCACTTTGATCCCATGGACTTTCTCGTAAAGCTGCTGACAACGCTTGCCGTGTTCGCAGTCTGGAATGTGCCGGCCCTTTTCGATCTGATTTGGCCATGATTCCGCATTCCATATCAGGCATCGTCTCGCGCTACCTGCTCGACGGTCCCGAGGCCGAGCGTCTTGTGACAATTGAAATTGAGCGCAGTGAGGTTGCTGCGGTGATTTGCAACGAGACGGGGGAGGAACTCGACCCGTCCGTTGTTGAGCGCCGCGACTACGACCTCGCGATTGATTACCTGATCCACAGACCATGACATTCAACCAACTACTCACCGCGCATGAACGCGAGACTGACAAGCTCATCGCTGAGATCCGCGCCTTTCGACTTCGCAAACGGGAATCGTGCGATCATCTCATCTACGACGGCCTCGCTGTCCAGGTGCGGATGTTGAAAAACCTAGGCATCCGACTCGCCGCCGTCGATGCCATCGAGGAGGAGCTTTACGGGCTGGCTCTGGATATTTTCCCCGACAACGGGCAGGGGCGCGACTGATACGCGCATTACCAAAAAAGAGAATGAAAAACGAAATCACCGAAGCCCCTCGCACCATCAAGGGGCTGATCAATTCCGAGGCCGTGCGTGCGCAGATTGCTCGCGCTTTGCCTTCCCACATGACGCCAGACAGGTTCCTGCGCGTTGCCACCACGCTCCTACTTCGCTCCCCCAAGCTCGCCGAATGCTCGCAGGAGAGCTTTATGCGTGCCATGCTCGACTGCTCTAGCCTTGGCCTTGAGCCTGACGGCCGGCGCTGCCATCTGATCCCCTACGGCAAAGAGGTCCAATTGATCGTGGACTGGAAGGGACTCGTCGAGCTTGCCAAACGATCCGGCGAGGTGGTTTCGTGGAAGGCCGAGACGGTCAAAGAGAACGACTCGTTTGAATGGATCAATGGCGAGATCAGCCATGCGGTCAACTGGCGGGAAGATCGTGGGAAGCTCCAAGCGGTTTACTCCATCGTTAAGATGTCCAACGGCGAGATCGACACCGAGGTGATGACGCTTGCGGAGGTGGAAGCGATTCGCAAACGGTCCAAGGCGAGCGGATCCGGCCCGTGGGTCACCGATTTCGAGGAGATGGCCAAGAAGACGGTTATCCGCCGCCATTCCAAGCGCCTGACGCTCTCGCCTGAGTTCCACGATGCGCTCGACAAGGATGGCGACAAGCTCGCCGATATCCAGGTGAATCGAGCCGCCAACGAGGCCGCGAAGGTTTCGTTCTCGCAGCCAGCGATTGAGGCGGCAGCGGAAATCGTTACGGAAGGAGGCGCGGCATGATCGATAAACTTTCCTACAACGGCGTTGAGGTCTCGCTTGAGCAAACCTCACGCGAGATCTGCGAGAAGTGGCTCGCTGCGGTTCCTGACTTTCAGCGGAACCTCAAGCCGGAATTCGTCAAGATGGCAGTTCGAGACATGACCAACGATAGATGGTTGTTTACGGGAGACGCAATTCGGTTTGATTGGAATGGCGCATTGATCGATGCGCAGCATCGCCTTCATGCTTTCCTGCAAGCCGACTTTTTTCCGGTTGTCTTGGTGGTTCGCGGACTCGATCCAAAGGTTTATCCGCTAATTGATGGAGGGACTCCAAGGACTTATTCAGATGCGTTCAAATACGAGGAAATCGCAAGCTACGCTACAAAGTCAAGTGTCGCCAAGATGTGGATGAGCTACTCAGACGGTAAGAATCTTGGAACCCGTCGATTGTCGAAGACCGAAGTTCTTGATGCATATTACCAGCATTACGATTCGATTGAGTGGGCCATTGAAAAGTGGAACGTGCTTGAGGGTCTCGTCAGCAAGGTGCGAAAAACCTTCTTCGCATCTCTAGCTCTTGAGCGAATTGGGCAGGATAAAACTGAATCGTTCTTCAACGGAGTCGAGACTGGAATCGGGAGTCCTGCCGCAGTGGCATTCCGAAAGCTCCTGATTCGCGAGAGCAACAAGACGCGAGGTAAATTCTCGCAACATGAGATCGCCGCCCTTGGCATCAAGGCACTCAAGGCCCATGCAGAAAACAAGCCCACAACAATTCTCAAATGGGCATTCGATGAAAGCTTCCCAACGCTTGAACAACTATGAAAGACGTTTCCATCTACCACATTGATCACCTGGGCGGGAACCCAACGATTCGATTCAACCTTGCGGCGATTCGCCGCCTTCTTCCCGAGTATCAGATCCAGAACTTTGATCTCACATCAAGGCAGCGAAAGAAGATGCAACGCCGAGTCGATCTCTACGTTGGCCTTGGCGGGAAGTGCGACTTCCAAACTGGCATCGACGCCACCGAGGAAAGGATCATTCCGGCGAGAGTGATCCCGGCCAAGGACGCGAAGATGGTGCGCGGGAAGCTGGTTCCAGCATCGAAGCGCGAGGTGATACCGGCACGAATCGAGCCGGCTAAACCGGAGATCCTGCCGAGCATTAACCACCTGCCAAACGATGACATCCTCGACAGGGCGCTTCGTCTCGACTTCGAAACCAAACCCAGAACGTTGGCATCAGCATGAAAGAATTTCCAGACTGCACGATTTACTATTGCGAGCAGCGCTCCGAGGAGTGGCACGACCTTCGCCGTGGAGTCCTGACCGCTTCCAATTTTGGACCGTGGCTTTTGGCCAAAGGAAAGGTCGCGGAGGGAGCGCGTGAGAAGGCCATCTGCAAGCTTATCAGCGAACGCGCGAAATGCTGGCAGAATCCCAACTTTGAAAACGCGGCCATGCAGCGCGGCACTGAGATGGAGCCGCAGGCCGTCGATGCTTTTGAGAAGGCTACCGGAAACAAGCTGGTCCAGGTGGGCTTTTGTCAGAGCAATTACGGCTGGTTCGGATGTTCGCCAGATGGCCTCCTTGAGGGCGAAAGCATTGGATTTGAGGGCAAAGTTCCAGTGCCATCAACGCACATCGAATACCGTCGAGCTGGGATCCTTCCTGATTCCTACCTTTATCAGGTTCACGGATGCATGGCCGTGACCGGAGCGGAGGCATGGTGGTTCCAAAGCTGGTCGCCTGGTCTGGCAAGCCTTCGGATCCTCATCGAGCGGGATGAGTTTACGCAAAAGCTCAAGGCCGCACTCATCACGTTCTCGGAGCAATACGAGGAAGCCTGGGAGCAGGAGATCGCAGCAAACAAACGATGAAACAATCCCCCACCGCTCGCAGCTTGGCCCATCTGCGCAAAACCTGCCAGCTAGTCCAGGTAGTCGAGAAGTGGAATCCTCACGCTCGCATTAGACAGGATCTTTTCGGCATCATCGACATCCTCGCGATCCGCGATGGCGAGACTGTAGCGGTGCAATCAACAAGCTGGGCGAATACAAAAAGCCGCATCAACAAGATCAATGAATCGGATGCCTTGGAACATTTACGAGCCGCCGGATGGATCATTTTGGTTCACGGGTGGAGGAAGAACAAAAACGGGAGATATGAATTGAAAGAAATAGATATATCATGAAGGAATATATAAGAGCAATGGCTAACGGCGAGTATTTGTTGGCAGCCGGGATTCTAGCTGGAGATATTGTGGACGATATCTCTCGCGATTTAAGTGGTGATTTGCCTTTGAAGGAAATTGAACCAGTTATAATCGA